AAGTAAAATGTTTGCCGCAAGAATCTTTGTCGGGCGCTGCAAGATTCCCGCCGCTTGATTAAACCCAACATCTCCGGTAGGCCCGATCAGCAGCGGTTGATGGTTCGGAATAATTAGCCCGGTAAAGATCGTGTTCGCCCAAACGTAAGCACGCGCGGCGTTCCACGAATCAATTAGCATGTTCGCTTGCGCTTGAACGTCGGCGACCTCTGTCCCGTCCGGTACGTCTAGCGGGTCGATAGCGCCGACCTTCACCATCGCCATCTTGCAGAGATCGAGCAGCTTGAACGAGCCGGAGCCGCCAGGATTAAGGTACGATCCTAGCGGCGCTCCACCGACCGGGGGAAGTACGGGCACTTAAAGGCTCCTTACGCTGAGCTACGCCGCCACCGTCTCTTGCGACTTCTCTTCTTCCTTCTTCTTCAACTCGGCTGCCAGCTCGCGCTCCAGCCGCTTGATGTTCTCATCACGAGGCTGCGAGCCGCGTTGCAGCTTGTCGAGATGCTTCGCTTGTGGCTTCGTAAACCAGCCTTTTTGCTTAATCAGCGTCTTGTACTCTTCTTCGTCTTCGACGCTCTTCATCGTGCCGGTTTCGTGGTAAAGCAACTTCGGCCACGCACCGGCGGGCTGTACTTGCGCGAAATGATCGGGCGGCTTCGCGATACAAAGCGCCTTTAGCTTCGCATCGCGCGGGTCTTCGCCCTCGTTGATCATGTGCGTCATAATACGCTCCATGTTTTCGTCGATGCGCTTATCCGGGTGCCCGTTCGCGTCTTGAAATGCCTCGGGGAACTGCAGCTTGCATTCTTTGACTGTCAACCGCTTTTTCTTTGCCATGCTTCCTCTCTTTGTCGTTCGCTACGCCCCTAAAAACGTTTTACGAGAACGTAATCCCTACTTGCTGAAGTACTTGCCACTTCCCCGCAAACGCGCGAAGCCGCAAGCCTGCGCCGGCAAACGCCGCGAACGTTGCGACGTTAACGCTCGCCGAGCCGGTCTGTAGCAACCCGGTCGCGGTAAGCGTATGCGCGTTCGCTGTCGTCGAAATCAGTTGAATCTCTTTCCCGTCGTCACCGCCCGTCGCTTGATCGCCCGAGTTTGGCGCTGCTAGCGTCATCGCATCGACGCCGGCGCGCGAAACATGGTAAAGCCCCGCTTTATTCGGCGAGATCGCGTCCGCTGCGCCGCTTAACGTAACCTGAGAACCCTCGGGCAACGCGTTAACCGCATCGGCTACGAACGAATCCGCCGCGCCGCCCGTAGAAACTTGCTTCGGTCCTGATGGCATTTCTTTGCTTCCTTTCTCGGAAGGTGAGGGGTCGCCGGTACAGGCACGACCCCCGCTCGTTGAATTGTTAAACTACGCGATACGGCTCGGTACCCACTTCGACGTAAGTGCGTTCCAGCAGAACGTTACCGGAACGCTATTGCCCGCCGTTACCGTTCCCGCCGTTGAGATATTTCCCGCCGCCGTCCACGTCCAGATCGCCGTCGGTATCACCGTAAAGCATCCGCCACCGACCGCCGTAGCATTAAACCCTACAGGCGTTCCGAAGTTTACGATTGCGTTCGTGCCGGTCATCGTAAATAGCGGCCCGGAGGGTACGGTCGTGCCGGCTACGGAAGCAACCGAAGCCGTTGCCGTCAAGTTGTCTTGGCCGGAGTTATTCCAACCAGGTACCCACGTACCAGTTACGGAAGAGCAAAGCCACTGCGCTCCGGTTCTGATATTGAGCCACGGCGAAACCTGCACGTTCGCTTGCGTACAAGCGACGCCAGAGATACCGCCGCCGGCTCCGGGTATTCCACCAGGGTCCATGACGTAGAAGAACCGCGCAGGGCCAAACAGAACCATGTCGCCGTTCGGATGAGGTGCCGCCACCGTACCGTTAACACCGCGCACGACGGTTAGCTGCGTGCCGTTTACCGCAGTGACACGCATCTGTTCGCGCCCGATGTAAAGATACGTTTGGTTGGGTTGCGAAGCCGTAATGCTTAGGTTCGGATTAATACCGACGATGCTCGTCACAGAAGCAACTTGAATCAGCGTCGGTGCCGGTACGTTCGCGCCCGATACAGAGCCAAGATACTGTCCCTGAATCGCAGCCGCGAGCGTCGTTTGTCCGAGGAAAGCTTGCTGCGCGAAGCCTGTCGAAGCGCAAAGCGCGAACAAGAGAGCGAGTGTTGCAAGTTTGAAGTAGTTTTTCATGTTCGTTTTTTCTCTCGCGAAAACTATGCGCAGAGAATTCTCCCGGCGCAAGAATCTGCGTAGTATTGGCCGAAGCCAATCAGCGTGTCCCAGCTATTAGTCATCTTCTTTTCGGTCGGCGAATACATCCGAACGAAACGAATCGGAATGCCGGTCTTTTTGTCGCGAGCCTGTGAGGTTAACTCCGTTGCTTTCGGCGATTGTAATTTCAACCCTACCATCGCAAAAGCGTCTTTGTTTATCCACAAACCCTGCGCGCCGGCTTTTCCGTTCGGGGCCGCCGTACCGGGGAACAACGTTAGCGCAGCGCCAGCCGCAGGCGTAGCGTCAACGTTCTGGTATTGCGAACCGGGCAGGAAGATTGCCGGGGAAATGTTCAGAAGGTCAGCGCCACCGCCAGCCGCCGTAAGCGGCGAAGTGACGACGAACGTCTTCTGAACTTGCGTAACAAAACGACGCGTCATCGGGTTAACGAGGTTCACGTTCGCGATGCCGATCTGGTCGCCAACGTTGAACGTATCGCCCGCCGTTGCCGTAATCGTTAGCTGCGTACCGCCAGCCGAAGCGTTCGTGAGCGTTACAGCACCGGCCCACGTTCCCGCCGTATGGCGGAAGAGCGATTCGGATTCGTACCAGTCGAAGTTCCAAAGACGCCCGAGCGAGCCCTCTTTGTACTGTTCGCTGATCTCGTCCGAAGGATTCAGCAGCGCTTGCAGAACCGGTACGAGCGCCGTGTAGACGCTCGACGGCACGATCATCGCGTTATCGCTACCGCGCGTCGCGCCAGCCAGGTTCTTTAGCCGTTGCCTCGCCTGCATGAACGTTGTCGCCGAGTTCGGATCGACGCCAAGCACGCCAACGCTGTTATTCGCGTTTTGATACGCGAACAGCGCGGCGCGTGTATCCATTTCCTGCGCAATCTGCTCCATCGCCGGCTTAAGATACTGCTCGGAGATTTCCTCTTTCGAGCGCTCCATGAGCAGCGCTTGTTCGAAATCGTCAAACTCGAAATCAACGCCGAAAATCTGATTGCACGCAATCGTCGTGTTAATGCGGTTAATCGGTTGCGGAGAATACCCTAGACCGTCGCGGATCAAGAAACGCTGCGGAAGTTTTTTGCGGATTACTTCGCCCACCGGGAATTCTTTTTCGAATTCCTTGTTGTCGCTGGTGTTGAAGTATTGGCAAACTTCGAGCATGTTGATAAGCAGACGAAGGGCCTCTTCGGCAACCCAATCCGGGAATACATATTGGCCTTCTGCCATTTGCGTTCAACTCTCTGCGGCGGCGTACCGCGGTGCTTCGCCACGCTGACTAGTTAACTTTCTTCTTTCGCTTTTCGCGATCTTCTTTGTTCTTGCGGTCGCGGTACAGTTCGCCACGCTCTGCGGCGGAAAGGTCTTTACGCTTCCATGCCGCTTCAGAGCTGCCATCGTCTTCGGGCGTCGAGCTGCCGCCCGAAGCTTCGATCGGCGGGCGTCCCGCTTTCGTCAGTTTCTTGTCGTCAACCTTCGGAGGCTCTTTCGCTTGCTTCGCGAGCTCCGCTTTCACACCAGCTTCGAGCGCCACAAGTTTGCGAACGGCCCGCGTCACCGTCTTCGGGTCTTTCGCTTCGGCGATCAGTTCGTCGAGTTTCGGATCAGTGCCGAGGACAAAAAGCAGATCGGTGAAAACATCCGAATCGTTCAGGAACATGAAAAAAGCTGGAGCGTCTTTAATCGTGCTCGCCAATGTATCGGCTGTTTTCTTTACATCTAAACCGCTTGCCTTGTCGCCGTACTTCTCTTTCAACTCGCCTTGCCACGTCCTGATCGCCACCTCTTGCTGTTGCGCCGCTGTGCGAACGTTAACCTGCTGAGCCGTGTAAGCCTCTTTGTCGGTTTCGTATTTGTCGAGCGCCGCCTCGTACTTCTCATAGTCTAGCGCGCCGGCTTCGTCGCGGAATTGCGCCATGCTGGGGCGTTTCGGAGCTTCGAGTAGTTTCGGCCCGGCGTCGGGTTTCTTTTCTTCTGGTTTGCGCTTGCCTTCACGCCACTCTTTTAACTCGTTCTCGGCAGCTTCTGCTTTCGCTTTCAGAGTATCGCGCTCTGACGTTAGCGTTCGCCAGTTTTCGTCTGCACTGCGTGCTTTTTTACCTGGCCCCGACCCAGGTTCCTTCCCCCCATCTTCGGAGGCGGGTATAGACGCTG